CCTGCGCTGCCTCCGTCTACGTTAAATTTGTCTAAATTGACTGCCATTTTATGTGTCTCCTGTTAGTGTTATTTAGCGTGTACCATTGGCAATCGCGCCAGTGTTTACAACACGAACCGGAATGTAGATAAATTCAGCTGCCTTAACTGGCTCAATTGCCACGTCAATGTACAACTCGTTTCTATCAATTCGAGCAGGAGTGTTGTTTGTATCATCACAAACTACCAAGAAGTCATATACTGCACGTTTAGAGTACATGTCTGCTAAGAAGGCGTTGAACACACCTAAAATGCGATTACGTGTGCGTTGATCGTTTGGTTCAAAGATGAACGGACGAGCAATTACATCAAAACGCTCACGCAAGTAAGCCAACAAGCGACCAACGTTAACGCGGTCAAGTGCAGAGCTGCTTGGGTATAGAGTCTTTTGACCCCAAATGTATAAACCTTGTCCCGGGAAGTTAACCAATGGGTTAACATTCTTTTCGTACAATGCATCACGTTGACCTTGGTTCAATGCCAATGGAACAAATTCGTTTTCAGCATTAACGGTACCTAAGTTACTGATACCACTTAGAGCACCGCGTGTCAAACCAGCTGGAGCAAACCACGGATAAGCAATTTGGTCGTTGTATGCAATGCCACGTAGAACAGAGTGACTTGCAGGAACTGCAACATCATTACCGCTCAAGTCAGTTGACAAACCGCTTGGGTAATAAATCGCTGCGCTGCCGCTGCGTGTTACTAAACCGTCTGCGCCGTTTGTACCGGCTAGTGTACCTAGACTCCAGTTAACAACATCAGTAGTCTTGTTGCTTAACTTCATTGGAGTGTCAGCAATAACGAACGCTGTTTCTTTACGATCCAAGTTCAATGTAACCATCTCGTCAATACACTCAACATAACCAGGCGTTGCAATAACGTTGAAAGTCAATGTTTCTGCACGTAGTTCGTCACCGCTTGTCAATGCTGCTTGCAAACGCTTAACAACTACACGGCGTTGAGCTTTATCAAACATGTAAGGAGCGCCTGCTTTAGGGCCGCTATCAACGTTACCAGATTCTGTCTGCCAGAAACCTTCTGCGGCATTCCATGCTTTTACGTTACCAGAGCTTACTGCACTGTTCCATAACAACATACCTTCTGGGAAGTAAGCTGGGTTAGGAGCTTGATCGTCCATGGCGTTTGCGCCACCTTCGGCGCCAGTTACATCACCTGCGTCGGCTGTCAAGTCAGCAAATAAAACACCATCTTGTGTTGTTTGATCTGCATTGTCTTTGCCTACCCAAGCACTGCCATCCCATACTTTTAGCATTGGATAGTTGGCCATGTCATTTGTGTCAACCCATACATCACCAAAATTTGGTTCAGTTGGTTCTTCTGTGTTCACATCAATTTGACTGGCTGCTTTCCAAATTGGAGTATCATTGACTGTTGCTTTGACATAAATGTCAACCAGGCTACCTGCATCATACCATAACTTGCCGTCTGGTAGTGCGCCTGTTGGTGCTGTATCGCTTGCACTTGCTGTAGGAGTAGCCCATGTAGAACCATTGTAACGCTTGATTTCAAATTCGGCTCTATTAGCATTTGCAAACTGAATATAAATGCTGTTGGTTACCAACTTGGTACCAAATGCTGCGGTAGCCGTTGCATTATCTGTATAGCCAACTAACTGATCTACATTTCCTGCGCCAACAGTTTGTGCTGTCCAGCTTTGTGTAGAAGCATTGTATTTTTTAACTTTTAAAGACAAGCCAGAATTTGGACTTGTTGTCTTAAACCAGACTGCGCCGTTACCTGGGGTTGGTACAGAATAGTGAGGGGCAACTGTAACTGTTGCGCTTAGGTTGCCAGATGTAACTGCTTTCCATACGCTGCCAGCTTCTGTCGCTACTTTTTTGTAGAATGTCTTAACTATGCTGGTTGCATCTAATGCATAATCGCCTACTGCACCTTCGCCTGCGCCTGGTTCGCCGTCTGTTACATATACTGACTTGGCTACCCAAGTAGTGCCATTGCCTTCAAACAGGCCAAACGAGCTTGCGCCAGTATCTAACCAATATTGGCCATTTGTTGCTGGGCCAGTTGGGGCAGATGCTTGTGGCTCTAATTCTTCCATGTTCAAGTCTGCACGTACTAGAACAGCACGGTTAGCAATACCAAGGTAGTAATAAGCGGCAAGCAAGCCGTATTCGTTTAATTCGTGACCGTGTACAGGTGTACCGTCAACAATAGTGAACTTTGGTTCACCATATAATTGTACCAACTCGCGTTGGCTTGTAACAATAAGTGGTTTTTTAGCAAAAGGTGCAGTGGTGTATTGTGCAACTGAACCGTCTGGTGACGTTTTATTAGAACGTGTTGCTAAAACAATAACTGGAACTGTACCAGTGCCAGCAGATGCGTAGGCGCTTTCGTCAATAATCGAAACACTTACACCTGGGGAACTTAATTGAGCCATTTTATATATCTCCGTAATCTAAGGGATCATACCCTCTACAAAGATATTTAGCGCAAAGTACTAAATCTGGGCCTATTTACCGGTAAACACTATTTTCTAGTTTATCGGACAACCAATGCAATGCGATTATACAAATCGTCAACTGTGCCATTGTTGTCAATGATGGCGTCAAACTCAGTACCAACCCATGCAGTTTCGCTGGCATGAATACCAAGTTGCTTGAGTTTTTCAGCAGCAACTATATCACCGTGGTTAGCTTTGCCTGCCATGATATGCCAACTCGGTAATGTGCCACGTTGCACCCAGACCACTTTACCACCTGCTTGTTTAATAGAGTTGATTTCATTTGGAAAGCGGCAATCACTAATAACAATATTGTCCTTGCTGTCCCGTAGCCGTGCTTCTAAGCTGGCAATCCAAATATCGTCATGAAAGCCACGACGACATACTTCTGTGCCCCAAAGTTGCAGTGCTAAACGTGGAGTAAGTTCGGGCATCTTCAAACGGTCAGCCCACCATGGGTCTACTTGTTCGCGCCATTCACGGGCCTGTTTAGTACGTCCTTCGAGCAATTCTCGATCCCAATTAAAAACGGCAGCAACTGCATCTTTAAGGGTAGCGGCAAATGAGTCTCTACGGAACTCGTGAAAGTTTACAAGATAATCTGCGGCAGTGTCTTTGCCAGAACCAATAAAACCGCAGATGCCAATAATTTGTGTAGTCATGCACTATATTAACACAAGTGCATGATCAAGTCAAGTTACCGTTTAGCCAAAGATGAAGCCAAGTGGCGTGCCACCATCAGCAAACGTTTTCAGATCGTCTTCTAGCTTTTCTATCTCTGATTGTGATTGTGCAATTAGGTCGGTGCCGTTTAACGTAACACCACCTTGTGGGCCAGCCAACTGTGCAAACTTGCTACGTGCCTGACCAAGCATCATTTTTGCTGTAGCTGTTGCATAATCTCGAATCCAAGGTCCCGAACCAGTATCCTGTAACAGGGATTCATCTGGGCGATAGTTGTAAGTGTGTAGCAGTACTGATTCTTCACCCTTGATATTACGATGCAAATTCAATAACTTACTAGTCTGACTCCATGTAAATGTCACATGGGCGCCAAACATAGTTGCCATCAACTCACGCTGTCCCATGTATAATTCAAATGATGCTAATCCTTGCCCACGTGCGGCGTTGAGCATATACATGTTTAAGTAGGCTGCTTCAAACGGTTCAAACGTTGTGCTTGTTGTACCAATACCACCTGCGCTGGAGCGATAAACAACTCTAACGTCAATAACTTCGTCTGGCAATGTGTAAGAACTATTACCAGCGGTTAAATTTAGTAGCATGAAGCTTTCTTCTACTGCTCTGCTGGATCTCTGACGATATTTTCCAATGGCTTTATCAATTGCCATGTCGTAGTGTTCTTTGTCTAGTTCGACATCTACTAAGCCACCACCAAGCATTAGCTCGATAGTTTTTGCCGCTTTAGAACGGTAAGTTGTATTGTTTTGCATGTGCAGTCTCCAGTGTTATTTACCGAAGACTGCATTGCAAGTCCTTACTTGAGTGCGCGAAGCAGGATGGTATCTGGACTAATTCGTCCTTTTAGTCGAGTCTCAACACTTTTAATAGAGTCCATAAACTTACGAAGTCCAGGTTTGCCCTGTGTCTTGAGCTCGGCTAGTTTTTCTGCTGGCTTACGCAGAGTTTTGCAAGTGCTTTTGATTTCATCAAATCCAATGATAGCACTACCTTTGACACCCAGCAAACTAATTGACATCTCACCGTGCATGCTGACTACAAAGCGACCCAACTTGCGGGTCTTGGTATTGTAAGTCCACAACTCGCTCATGTTGAGAATCTCAGTTGGGTTAATACTTTTAAGTCCAAGTTCTGCGAATTCCTTAAGGTACTTCAATCCCTTGACTTGACGTTCTGGTGGCACTGGCTTGCGTTTTGGTTTAGCACGAGTTGCAATTTTGCTAGTCTTATAAGCCATTGCATCGTTGATGATTGCTTCATACATTTTAATGTATGCCTTAACTTCACGCTTGCCCAAGTGCTTGTATGCTTCCATTAGTTGGCTGTCCTTGCCTTCCAGCAACTCGTTTAGTTCGTTGATCCTAGGCTGAATCAAGTCAACAATCTTGGACGAATACTGTACTGCAATATTTGCAATAGACAAGAGATGAAATACTTTAGGATCTTTGCCTTCAGTAATGTAGTCATCAATGGCGCCTTCAATATCGCCCATTGTTTCGCTGAACTTTTCTGCCAGGCGATCTTGTATAGTTTCCTTCTTTACTACTGGAACAACTTTTTCAGTTTCAGTCTCGTCAATATCATTCTTGCCGTCTTTCATGGCCTTGGCAATTTCAGCCTTTAACCATTCTGCAGAGTCACGCCCACTATTAAAACCTTCGTATACAGGAGGCATGCCGCGCACCAAACAAGCGGCTACCCCGCACAAGGTGGAGTTTACTCTACTGTCTTTTAGCTTGCGGAATTCGTTAATGGCATCCTTTTTGTAGCCATTAGCTTCCATCCACTCTGCTACTTTTGGGCGCAGGGTTTTGGTATTGGTTTCAAGACGATAATAGTCCATTGAACGTCGGAACTGTCGTGTAAACTGTTCTTCGTTAAACTCGGCAGCGCCTTCCCATGATGGGCTAAAATCTTTGGCGGCGCCACCACGTGTACGATGAGCGTTCACTTGCTTGGCAGTGACCCGTGTTTTCCTTACAAGGGTAGGTTTTTTCTTAGTTGCAGTAGCCATTTTAACTCCATTTAGTGGGACAATGCTGTATTATAACTTATCCTTGAACGTCTGTCAACCGGTAAATAACACTAAGAAACAGGACCTTTTGGACCTGGACAGGAAACAATGCCTAAATTATCACTTTGGAAGAACGCTAAAACAAACGACTTTTACTATCAGGATCGCCTGATACGAGAAGCTGTGGGTGCAGGTGGCACCTCAATCTTGATCCACAAATATCTTGGACCAGCAGCCGTAGAAGATGGATCTGATCCTGCCAAGCCCAATTTGGCTGCAAAGGGTGAAATCAATGAAATGGACATACAGGACATCTTGTTCATGGAAAACCGTGATCGTGTGTATGACACAACTGTTTATGAATTACGTGGAACTTACAATGTAAGTGACCAAGACTTTGACTTGAGCCAATTTGGTTTGTTCTTAAACGCTGACACGCTGTTTATCACATTCCATACAAATGAAATGGTAGAACGTCTTGGACGCAAACTCATGGCAGGCGACGTACTAGAATTACCTCACTTGAATGATGACCTGCTACTTGATGCCAATGCAAAGAGTATCAATAAATTTTATGCTATTCAAGATTCTGCACGTTCAGCAGAAGGTTTTGGACCAACTTGGTGGCCACACTTGTGGCGCATCAAGGCAGCGCCTATCAATGATGCACAAGAATATCGCAGCCTACTGGGAGATCCAGAAGATGAAAACAGTTTGAAAAATGCACTCAGTACTTACAACAAGGAAATTGCTATTTCAAATGCTATTGTTGCAAGTGCAGAAGTTATTACTCCGGCAGCTGGATATAAGAATACTGAATTTACAGCGTCTACCTTTGCTCCTGTTATTAATGGATTTGACGGTACTGGTACTTCTATAATTGCAGTCAATACAACAGAGCATGTGGCGCAAAGTGGAGACACTACAAATATTGCAACTGGTTTAAGTTTCCCTAGTGCTCCAGGGCAGGGCGAGCTGTTTGTTAGAACAGACTTCCAGCCACAGCGTCTATTTGTTTATCGAGGAAACAAATGGTACCGACTCGCCGACAATTCAACATCAGCTGGATGGACAACTACTGCAACCAATGCAGGACCGTATATCAATAACCAAGCAACTACCACAACTGATCGTGGCGTTACTGTTCCACAACGACAGGCACTTAGCGGTGTGTTTGTTAAACCTAAGGCAGACAATTAATGGCACAGCATAACACCAGTATTTTTACCATATAGCATAAATACTATTATGAAAATTTATAAAATCACAAACTTGACCAACAACAAAATTTAC